CGATGTTTATTTAGTTAGCCCAGTTCTGGGCAAGCGAGATAGGGGATTCGAACCCCTGACGTTCAGCTTGGAAGGCTGACATTCTACCACTGAATTAATCTCGCAAATGGTGGGGGATTTCTCCCCCAACGCACTTCTTCACACGGACTTGCGTATTATAAGACATAACGAGTATTATGTCAAGCCCCCAGCGAGGATTTGCACCCGCGACTATCGCTTACAAGGCGATTATTTTAACTACTACAACTATGGGGGCAGTAAAGGTATTATAACGAAATAAAAACTACTTGTCAAGAGAACGGCGGTAATCTTTTTTTGCCCGTTCCCTTCTTTCTACTCTACCATTTCCCATATTTTTTCCCTTATATGTGGAGGTTTGAGAATGGCAATTAGGGCATAGTAGGGAAAGATTGGTTTTAGAATTATTAAAAGCATTTCCATCAATATGCTCTAATTCCAAAACTATTGGTTTATCAATCCAATCAATAATTCCACAGTTCCAGCATCCAGTCTTTTGTTCTGACAAATATCTTTTTATCAAAGTTTTTCCTGGATATATTCCAGCATCTTCCCACATAGAAAGACTTACTTGATTTTTATGTTTAGATTGACATTTTGCTCCGCAATATGTGGATTTTTTTGATTTACATTCAATTCCACATACTATACATTTTGGTTTTGCCTTTGCCTTTTTTTTGTTATTATAAGAAGCAGAGCAACTAGAAGAGCAAAAAACATTTATATTTCTTTTTTCATATGGGACTACTCCATTACATTCTTTACAATATTTTGGAGAACTTAAATATTTTTCCAAATATTTTTGTTTATATTTTTCTCCCCATTCCAACATTGCTTCTTTATGTTTATTAGAAGTGCCCATAACTTATATCATATGCTCATTACTATTTATAAAAAGGCAAACTCCGAGTGTCAGAATCGAACTGACCTATAACAAATTAACAGTTTGCTCCCGCACCTTGCGGGCTACTCGGATTGATGGCGTAAGTGTAATATACCTCATAAGGATATAACAGGGACTTACGCTCTATCAGTTTATATATGGAGAATGAATCTCCAAGCGCCTCAGGTAGGATTCGAACCTACGGCTAACCGCTTAGAAGGCGGATACTCTGGTCCACTGAGTTACTGAGGCAAGAAACCCCCCTGTTTGTGCATCGTTGAGAGGCATGGGGGGGTTGGGAATTACTTGAGGTTTGGACCCCCAACACCCATAAGAGCATTATAGAAGGTCCAGAGGAATTCGTCAAGCAGCCGCTTTACGGGCAGTCTTCTCTTCGCTAATTTCGCCTCTACGAGTCTTTACCAGTTTAGCGATTTCTTGAAGTGCTTTACGAGCACGAGTGCCAGCAGCGCCGTTTCCTTTGACTGAAAATTTTTCGTCTTCTGATTGCCAAGTCGCAAATGCTTCAAGCAGTTGTTCGGTTGTTGTAGACATAATGTTCTCCAAAATAAAATGAGATGTCTTTATATATATACAAAAACCTCATTCTAGAGGCATTTCACGAGGGTCTGGAGCAACCCAAGCACCACGAATACCCATAGTTCCATCAGCAAATTCATAATAGACTGCGTTCTCTACAATCAACTTTTGGAGTTTATCATATTTGTCCTTGTTGATTTCTTCTAGAATGTTTTTGTTCTTCATATTGATAACTCGGTTTTTTTGTTCTTCCAGTTCATAATTTCTGACCGCAGTATCAACTTCTGTTTGTATCTTTTGTTTGAGAAGTTCTGGATCATTATTGATGCGTTGATTCAATTGATTATCAATCTCATTTAATATTTCATGAGATAAATTCCAAGGAATATACTTTCTAATTTCATTATAATACTTTAATAAATCTTTTTCAGAAACTCCACATTGAGTGAGCGTAGCAAGCAGTGTTCCCATTACAAGAGCAATGATGGAACGCTTTGGTGTGAGTTTTACTGTGAATAAAAAATCAGGCTTTCTTGTCATAATCCTGTATTGATTCGTCTAGAGTTCTTTCAATACGATATCTTACAAGTTCGTCGTCTTTGATAATATAGTCATTCAGTGCTTCAATACCAAATTTCTTTTGAATTTTATCTATGACATTGAATACCTTCTTCTTTTCAACTCCAGGAATCATAGAAATAAGATCCAAAGAACCTTTGAATAAAATACCTAATTTTGCATAATGAAAAATATCATATCGTTTCTTACCATAATGAAACTCATACTTGTTCTTGTTCCCAGAAGTCATCGATAGCATCATCTAACAACTGCTTAGTATCTATATTCTTTTTGGATTCTCTTAGTTTCTTCGTATCAATCGTGAGAGTGGGTGTGATATTTCCATTCTCTTCTACTTTGATTTTTGTGCCGAATATTGTTCCATCTGGTTGTATCTCCACTGAATTATGAGAGTTTAATTTAATATCACCAAGTTCAGTTTTTACCTTTAAATATCCTGCCTTTGCGGCAATATCAATAATTTCTTCTGGTTCTTCTGGAAGATTATCTATTGACATAAAAAAGGGGAGCACAGAACTCCCCAGTATTTATTAGATTGTATTTATTATCAAACTTCAGTAAGAACCATTCGCTTTGAATAATCATAAGCAAAGTCAGTTCTTGCTCCGTGATGACCCCAACGAATCCACTTTTTAGCAAGTCGCATATAATCAGTAATAGACTTACCAGGTGTTTTCATCTGGGTTTCAATCATCTTCCAATCACCTTCATGCAGCATATAGTCAAGTTGTGCATCCAGTGAAGAAGGATTAGCACCAATACGAGCAGCGTGTCTTCCTAGTCCATAAAAACGAGGAGCATTGGTCCATTGAATCAGACCATACCCCCCACCACAGTTAGGATAGGAAGTTCTAGCACCACCTTCACAGATATTGGGAGTGAAGGTAGATTCTTGTCGGATATTGCCCATAATGGTTGCTAGGGCGTTTTTGTCAGTGATTCCTCGTTTCTGTAAGAATTCCAGAGTACGGGACTCATTAGTATTACATCCTTTACAAACTAATCGTTTTACTTTAGGTTTCTCGGGAACAACCTCTTTGGTCTCTGTCTCTTGAGTAGGACCTTCAGGAACAATTGCAAATGGTGCTTGTACTGAAGATGTTGCCATACTCGGTGCTGGCAGTGTTGCCGCTGATGTTGCAACCGCACCTAAAAGAGCTACGGTCACATTTGTTAGGTTTTTAAGCATTTAGTTAAATTGAATTCGGCATCCGTATAGAAAGGGGGTACACCCTTTTCTCAAAGGGCACTTTCCACGGCTCTAGGTGTCACGATCAAAGACTCATAATCAGTACCCTGCTCATAACGGGGATTTTTTCATAATAAGTTAATATTTAGGATTTGTCAAGTGTTCGGTAAACCATCCAAATCATAAATATTACGTATCATAAGTTACTCTAATGTCCAAGTCTCCCAACAAAGGTAAGAAAGGATCTGCTGGCGGTAAGCAGTCAAAACAAAACTCAGGTAATGCGACTGCAAAGAAAGCCAAAAATGGTGGTAAGAAAAAATAAAAAATGCCAAGAGAGTTCAATACTCCTCACCGTGAAAAGTGGAACGCACCGATTCATCAAATCCTTAAGGCAATAGATAGTCACACTCACGAGTATTTTAAGAGTGGTGATACTTGGCATCTAAAAAAAGCAGATATGTTGAGACAATACTTGAATGAATTAAAAACTTGGATACATAAGCAAGAGGGAAAATTATGAGCGAAATTGTCTGGAGCGTAAATATTCTATTAGGTATTGGACTACTTGGAGTTCTATGGGTTATTTACTATATACTTACTCAAGATAATAGAGAAAATGTATCAATACAAGATCAAGAAAATAAACAGAGTCATTGATGGTGATACTCTGGATGTTGATATTGATTTAGGTTTTCATCTAACAATCACACAAAGAGTTCGTCTAAAAGGCATCAACGCTGCTGAAACTAAAACAAAAGACTTAGAAGAAAAAGAAAAAGGAATAGAAGCAAAAGCATGGTTGGTTAAAGAATTATCAAAAGAAGGTGAATGGATAATTGAAACCACAAAGGAAGATAAGTATGGAAGAATACTTGGAACTCTTTATCTTGTCGGGGAACCCGTCACAGTCAATGAAAGAATGTTGAATGAGGGAATAGCAAAACCTTATATGCAATGAAGAAAAAACTTCTTCCTATTCTTATTCTTATGAGAATTATAATGAATGATGGTCTCTTTATGGAGAACCGAAGATCTCAACCTAAACCTCAACCGCCAGAAGTTCGTGCCGCAATTCGTAGAACCTGGAGAAGAGGTAGAAAATTATTTACGACCCCATAAGGCACCTTCTGCCTTTCTTCTACGGAGCAATCCTGCTTCTACCTTTGATCCAGGATTGCGATAAAGTTCTAGTGCCTTTGGAACTTCACTCCATTTCTTTTCTTTAAGAACTCTGGTTATGGTATTAAAGTCAGAGCTTCCATAAAAATCAGCGCCAAGATTATAAGCAAAGCTAAGAATTGCGCCTTGTTGATTTTCATTCATCTCTCTCCAATAAGGTATTTTTTGTAATGAGGGAAGAAACTCACGACGAAGTTGATAATAAAGTAAATCATCTGCTTCTTCTTGACTAATTCTATTTCCAATCATAAACCGAGAACCATCTTTTCTACGAGTGCTTCCCCACCCAATCGTAATAGGAAGACCACCCGTATGAGGGTCATAATATGCTTTAGAACTAAAATCTTCAAATTCTTTAATAAGAAGCACACCTGGAAGAGGAAGTCCATCCAGTGTTGGTTCTATCTTTTCATTGCGATATAATCTGGCAAACTCATCTAGAACTTCTTTATGAACCGTTGCCTGAAGAAATTGCCAGGCACGATTTTGATGGTCTAGGTCTTTATGATTTTTTACTGCATCAATGAATTTGATACTCATTTGAAAATTCTTCCCCAACCAGTTTTATCTTTACCTTTATCTAACCATCTATACTTTAAAACTTCAACAGAATATTGAACTCCCTTACCATTTGTTACTGGTCCAGTATATCCATCATTTAGAGAACCATAAGGATCATTACAGATATAAGATTTTCCATCAGGACTTTTTCCAATCACTACACATATGTGACCACCAGTAGGAGCAGATAAAGTACCGCGATGGAGTATCCCAATACAAACAGGTCTCCCAGCAGATAACTCACGGTCAAGATCAGCAAAGCCAAGATTATAGCGAAACTCAGAAGCAACTCCATAATCTTTAAGAACACGGGTCTGTACTGCGTGATCTGTTGTGTCCCCAATTGCAAATACTTTTTGAACATAGGCATCATCACCCTTTGCTCCTTTGAGAGTTCCTGGTTTGAAATACTCTAGGCACATCGCACAGGAAGATGAATTACAGGTTCTATTTGCGTCTCTATAATTATCTGTCTGTGGAAAATAGGGAACTGATAATACACCAGGAACAGATGGTTTTGTTCTATAAATTTTAACCCAATTGGAATTATCTTCCAAAAGTGGGGAGTCCTTCAAATCCACTTCCAGTTGTTCTACTGCAGCAACGTGTTTTGGATTATTAGGATCGTAATGTTGAAAAAAGTTGTGTAAATCAATCCTCATATTTATCTCCTAGGTATTCGAGTGAAAAAACATCATGCTCTGGAATATTTGGATCTAACCATTCACTAAATTCTAATTGAATTGCGTGTGCATTCTCATACTCATAGTCTTCATTTTGCTCACAAAGATGATGAATACGATCAACCGCCCAATCGTGAGAATTTCTAAGAGTTTGTTCCAGTAACGTCATCATAATAATCTTTTCTAAAATATCGGGAGAGAATATTTGAATTATAGTACGCTGGAACTCCGGAGTCAAGTGATTCGGTCAGTACATTATTTAGAAAAAGTTGTTTTGTTTCTTCAAAATTACATTTGCCTTTTGTTTTATGAAGACTTATAATTTCTCTATTGAAAAACTCTTTACCATATTTAATTACATCTTCCTTCAATTCGGGGCAAGAACCATAATAATTTTTCCAATCAGATTCTGTCTTTACTTTTCTCTTCTTTCCTTTTGGGGTTCTGAACTGCCAAAAGTACTTTCTACCAATATATTTCCTATTTGTTGTAGAGCAAGAAATGAGATATACAAAACCAAAATAATCTTGAATATGAGAAGACTCAAAAATTTCTCCATTATATTTCCAAGGGTTCTCATAGCTCATAAAGTAATCTTATAGAGCTATTATTTATCCTTCAACGGAGACAAACCTAGTCTAGCAATAAAAAAGGGGACTTGTCAAGCCCCCATTAAAGTTATGTTAGAGATTTATTAAAGACCGTATTTTTTCCTTATTTCTTCTCTTGCAGCATCTTCACGTCTATTACGCTCACCAAACAAATCATCTCTACGTGCTTTTAGGCGTCCTCTCATTCTTTTCTCCTTTGCTGCCCTTTGAGTAGCTGGAAGTTTATTTAATCCACGACTCCTTCCTTGATGTTGATTATCAAGAACATTACCTGCCTTGTAAGTCGTCTTTACACCTCTTTCAATTTGCTTATTTGACTGATCTGCTGCTGCCTCACAGATACTCTGAATGGTCTCAGAGTCCATCTCCATCATCACGTAGAGTGCTTCTTCTAAGGTGTCTGTATGCCCCTCAGAGAGGAGATACTCAAGTACAAGATCAAAGGATTCCTTTTGGGTTTTTGGTGCTGATATTCCAGCAGCCACTGCTGCTTTTTCTACTTCTGCAGGAGTTTTTCCTGCTTTTTTTGCTTCTTCTCTTGCTTTTCTAGCTGCATCTAATTCTGCTCTAGTTGCTGCTCTTCTCTCAAACTTTTCACCGCCTGAAGTAGTTCCAACATATGTTGGTCTTCCAGTTACTGCCGATACTCTTTTTTCAACAGGTGCTGGAGCAGGTGCTTTTGGTCTAGGTGCTGGAGCAGGTCTAGATGTTGCTGCTGAAGGAATTACAGGTAGTTGAGCGGCTCTAGGTGCTGCTACTGGTGCTGTTGCAATTTTTTGTCTTTCAGATTTCCATCTCTCAGAAGCTTGTCTTGCTGAGTTCATATCTGTAATGGGAACCCATTGTCCAGATTTAGATTTTTGAAACCACTCTTTACCTGCCTTCCCAGTTATTGGTGCTACTTGAGCTGGAGCTTCTAAAACTAAAGAATCATTTTCTAATTCAACATGATTAACAATAACTCCACCTTTTGGACCTCTTTTTACTCCACTATCAGATGGTTTTGGTTTTGCAATTGCTTCTGGTGTTTTTTGTTCAGGTTTAATAGGACCACCAAATCCATATGAACCACCTGCCCTAACAAGAGGATCTGCAGCTCTAGATGATCCTCTAGAAGGGGCAAGATACTCACCAGCACCTCTTCCAGCATCCGAAGAAGATGCTGGTGTTTGAGTTGGTTTAGGCGTAGGTTTAGCAATTGTTGCTGATTTTGGTGTAACAGTTCCCCCAATTTTATTAATTCCTCTTTCGGCTTTTCTTCCAAGTTCTTCTAAATCTGCTCCAGTAGCCGCCTTAACAATACCCGAAGTTGCTTGACCAGCATAATCAGTTGCTGCTTTAACTGCAGAAGAAACTGGATTTGCAAAATATCTATCAGTTGCTCTACTAAACCAACGAGCACCTCTTTCCCATTGTTTTGAGGTATCACTTTGCTGTTCTGCTACAATTTCACCCAATGCCATTTCATACATTTCTTCCCAAGTATATTCACTCAGGTCATAACCTTCTTCTAAAAGTGAATTAACCCAGTTCTCAACTTCTTCCCATACTTGTTCTTCAGTGAGTTCTTGTGGGGCATAGACAGCACTATATGCTTCCATCATACCTTTTGCATCACTTCCAGTAAGTCTAGACATTTTTACTTCTTAGTTCTTTATAATTTTATTTATAAAAAAAGAGGGTACAAAGACCCTCAAGAAACATCATTAGTTTTTGTATCTTTCCAAACATATGAGTAATCGTGATCTCCAAAAAGGAAATCATCGTATTCTGCTGCTTCTTTGAAGGCGTTCAGGAGTTCCTGCTCACACCATTCATCATAATTGGAATCCTGAGAAAGTATCTTTGGCAACATTAGATTATGTTAAGTCCTGGTTCTAATAATTTATACTCTTTTCCATCATATACAACCCCAGAGTAATATTCTGTAGTATTCATAACGGAAAATATATTATATTCTCTACCATCTTCAAATGGTGTTATATCAACCAGATCTCCAAAAGTATTTCTCCAGATACTGTGATATATCGCACATCCATAAGTATTATCATCAATATCTGTAATCAAATAGTATCCACTTATCTTCTCCCCACCATAAGTGTGTACATGGTGATTTACATTATTATGACAGTTTGCATCAACACATAATGGTTTTTTAATAACTGGCACCTTTAATAAAGTGGAAGAAAACTTACAATACTCTTGAAGTTTTATCACACACTCATCTTCAGGTAATGATATTCTAAATTTTCTCAATTGACCATCCATTTTTTCTTGGTCCTTTTCTTTCATAAAGTATTGCTGCATTCATTGTTGCATAAGAAATATTTTGAGATTTACAAAATTTCTTTAATCCACCAACAATAATATATTCTTTATTTTCTGGAGAAATGATTTTCCAAGTTTTAGAGTTTGGATTATCTTTTCCAAATTTTGGTGCTCTATTTTGACTTATTTTATTTCTTGTTTCTTGTGAAAGTTTAACGCCATATCTTGGATTATTTTTACCAGCAACCTTTTCACTTATTCTTTTCTTTGCTTCTTCGGTGTGTTTTTTTCCACCAAAACCTACTGTTTTTTGTCCTCCAGGTTTTCCTTCACCACCAAGATTTTGATTTAATAAAACTCCACCATCACACTCTCTTTTCCAAAGTGCTATATGTTTTATTTCTAACTCTATTGCTTCTTCTTTAGATAAACTAGATTTCACAACCCATCTTCTTTCTCTTGGTGGTAATAGATTTGCCCCATTACTTCTCAAATGTTTTGCGTGTATTCTTCTTGGTTTCCCATATCCAACATAAAAGGGAGAACTAAAGTCCTCCCTTAAGTAGTAATAAAGAATATAGTTATTCATTTTAAGACTGAACTTATCTATTATTATTTATATAATACACTATTTCAGTCTTAAAGTCAATTATAACTGGAATCCAGAAAAAGTATCTTTTGTGACATCCTGTTTAATTCCACCAACAATATAAGACTGAACTTGCGTTTGTTGAGGTGCCACTTGAAGTCCTTTAGAAGAAATCCAATGTTCCGTCCAGGGAAGGGGATTATTCTTTGCTGGAATATCATAAAGTGGGCGAAGACCAATCGCCTTCATTCTACGATTTGCAATCCATTCAACATACTGTTGTAGTAGTTTGTCATTTAGACCAATCATAGAACCATCCTTGAACAGATACTCTGCCCAAAGTTTTTCCTGATTGACAGCATTCTCAAAGGTCTTGTAGACCCACTGCTCTTCTTCTTTGGCAATTCTTTGCATCTCAGGGTCATCACCTTCTTTCCACTTATTCAGAATGTTTTGAGTAATAACCAGATGCTGATTCTCATCTCTGGCAATTAGTGAGATGATTTTTGCACTTCCTTCCATAAGTTTGAGTTCGCCAAATGCAAAACTGCAAGCGAAACTGACGTAAAAGCGAATACCTTCAAGAATATTAACGTTTGCAACTGCTCTAAAGAGCTTGCGCTTGAGTTCATATCTTTCTGCCTGTGCGTAAGGAACTTGTTCTTGGGCGTGTTTCCAAAGTTCAGAAGTTCCATAATGTTGGGCACTATTGATGAAATCATTGTATGCCTCAGTCACGCTGACAGCACGTTCCATAATACGATCCTCACGGAGAATCGTATCAAAGACTTCAGATGGGTCTGAATAAACATTCTTGATGATATAAGTGTATGAACGGGAGTGGATCATCTCCATAAACTCCCAAACTTTCATACATGCTTCTAGTTCGGGAAGGGAGCAGTATGGAGCAAATGCCATACCAGGACCACGACCTTGAACAGAATCAAGCATCACCTGATACTTCAGGTTACTAGTAAAAATATGCTTTTGTTCTGGACGAAGAGATTGATAATCTCCCCTATCTTTTTGAAGGGAAACCTCTTCAGGTCTCCAGAAATATCCAAGTTGCTGAGTTGTTAGTTTGTCGAAGATTGGATACTTGTAAGAATCATATCTTTGAATTCCTAATGGTTGTCCAAAAAACATCGGTTGCTTTTTGGTATCTACCTCCTCAGAATTGAAAACGGTCATTGACTGAACCATATTCTTTTCCTCTAAACCTGTTTTAAATCTAAATGTCATAATTCTTCCTACTAAACTAACCAACACTTATTATATTTAATGAAGTTATATTTTAACATAACTCCACCTATATCCTCTACAGTGATTAAATTTTCCTTCACAGGTATATTTAATATTTGAAGGATTTGTTTCTACAAATTTAGCGGCGTCACTAATAGATTGAAACTCTCTTAAAAAGTTTCCTTCAATATCATACTGAAATACTTTGGTTCTTTTTATGTTTGGATTGTTTTTTAGTGTTTGAGAAGTTTTAGATTTACTTTCCTCTTTATGTGATTTTCCAGCAAATCCACAAGGAGATGGTTGTCCCTTTCTCATTTTACTCCACTTTTCTTTTTGTTCTTCGGTATGTGTTTGATTGTAGAATGGATTTTCTTCTTTAATAAATTTACCTTTTCTTTTTAATGACAATAGTTGTTTCGTTTTTTCTGTATGAGAATACCCAAGCATACCACCATCACCACCAAGAGTTTGATTATATTCTGGTTTTAATTTAGAAATCCAAAACATTTCTCTAAAACCTAAATTATCTTCACATTTTTCAATTTCTTCAATAATAAAATTATTTTTTCCATACTTTCTAATTGCCCGATGAAGATATGTTGTTGAACTTCTTTTAGTGGCATCATAGCAGTGACTGTAAAATCTTTTTTTCAAAGAGTTCAATGTCTTTCCAACATAAGTTTTATTATTGATTTTATTGGTTATGAGATAAATGCGTCCAGACATAGATATTATTAAAACCTATTACTATTTATAATAATAGGTTTTTACACTTTTGTCAAATAGAGCAACTATCACAGGTTGTTTCGTCAGCATCAGAAAGTTCTTGAAGAATTGATTGAAGATCCTGTTTTGGTTCTTCTACTACTTCATCAGTTTTATGGTCATAAGTATTTTGATAATATGCTGTTTTGTGTCCCAGACGATAAGTTTCAAGCATATCGTGTGCCATTACACTAACAGGAACTTCATTATCGGGATAATTTTCTGGATTATAGGACCAGTTTCCAGAAATCGCTTGATCGAAGAACTTCTGCATAACTGCAACAATGTGAATATAACCACGATTGCTAGGCATATCCCAAAGAAGCGTATAATTGTTCTTAAGAGTTTGATAACCAGGAACAATTTGCTTAAGAGGACCTTTCTTCGACTTCTTAATGGACAAGTACCCGCGAGGCGGTTCGATTCCATTGGTTGCATTTGACACAACGGAACTGCTCTCCGAAGGCATCTGTGCGGACAAAGTGCTGTTCCGTACTCCGTACTTCTTAACACGCTCCCGTAGTAATTCCCAATCATATTTCAGTTCGTTAGGTACAATTTCATCAACATCTTTTTTGTAGGTATCAATTGGAAGAATACCCTGCCCATACTTGGTTCTGTGAGAATATTCACAAGCACCCTTTTCTTCAGCAAGATTGACAGTTGCTCGAATAAGATAATACTGAAACGCTTCTGTAAGATCATGGACTAGTTGCCAAGCCTCCTGGTCCCCATAGTTTGCCCCGTGCTTGGCGAGATAGTGTGCCAGACCAATATATCCTACCCCAAGCGAACGACGTGCCCTGGTGGCAATTTCTGCTGCTTTAACGGGGTATCCCTGAAAATCAATAAGTTCATCAAGACTCCTAACAGCAAGATCGCAGAGAACCTCAAGATCTTCATTATCCCTAATTTTTCCAACGTTAATAGCACTAAGAATGCAGAGAGCAATTTCCCCATTTGGATCATCAATATGTTGAATTGGTTTTGTGGGAAGTGTAATCTCCTGACACAAATTACTCATCTCAACTTTGTCCATAAAGGAAGAGTGAGAGTTGCAGTGGTCGATATTCATAATGTAAAGACGACCAGTTTCAGCACGTTCTTTTAGAAGGTCCAGAAAGAGTTCTTGAGCGCCAATAGTTTTTCTTGGAATAGACTGATCTCGTTCCGCAGCAACATACAACTCGTCAAATGCATCAGTCCCAAAAGCATCATAAAGGCCTGGAACTGAGTGTGGAGAGAAGAGAGTGATTTCTTCGTTACGGATAAATCGTTCATAGAACAATTTGGAGATTTGGATAGAATAGTCTAACTTACGAACGCGGTTGTCTTCAGTTCCTTTATTATTTTTCAGTACTAGGATGTCTTCTATTTCTTGGTGCCAGATAGGAAAGTGAACTGTAGCAGAACCACCTCTGATGCCGTTTTGAGTGCAGCATCGGACAGTTGCCTCAAACTTCTTAAGGAAGGGGACAACGCCTGTGTGTTGTACCTCTCCACCTCTGATTTTAGAGTTGATACCACGGATTCTGCCTGCGTTAATACCGATGCCAGCCCTTTGTGCGACATATTTACCAATAGCCATATCGCTGCTAAAGATACTATCGAGGGTGTCATCAACATCAACGAGAACACAAGATGCATATTGACGAAGTGGTGTTCGCACTCCTGCCATGATTGGTGTGGGGATGTTGATTTTGTGTTTGCTGATTGCGTCATAATACTTCTTAACGTAATCTAACCGTGTTTCTTTGGGATACTTGGAGAAAATAGTAGCGGCAATCAAAAGATACATAAACTGAGGGGTCTCATACATAACACCAGAACTCCTATCTTGCACAAGATACTTATCGACTACCTGACGAAGACCCGCATAGGTAAATAGATAATCACGCTCATGATCAATGAAGGATTCTAATTTTTCAAAATCTTCTTTAGTATAAAGATTCAGAATTTCCTGATCATATACACCTCGTTCAACACAATTGCGAGTATGTTGAAGAACAGTTGGACACTCATACATACGACCGAACAACTGCTTGCGGAGAGCGAACAGAAGAAGGCGAGCGGCAACAAACTGATAGTTGGGATGGTCAAGGTCAATAAGATCGCTTGCAGAGCGAATTAGGATCTCCTGAACCTCTGCCGTAGTAATGCCATCATAAAACTGAATACCAGACTGCATTTCAACCTGAGATGCTGATACACCTGCTAGGTCTTTACAGGACTCTTCCACCATAACGTGGAGTTTATTGAGATCAAGGGGTTCGGTTTTTCCATCTCTTTTTACGACTTTCGTTCCGTTGCTCATACTTTTTTCCAATTGTTAAACTTAATTTTTGCTTCTAAACCTGAATATGTATTTAATTTTAACACACCCATAACATTAAGTCCAGTGAGCACCATATCATTAATATCCTTTTGCTCAATGGATTTTGGCCAAATAATTACTTTGTCACCTCTATTAATTGTTTTTGAGATTCGGTTGACTATTTCTCGATTACGTGGTTCGTTATCAAAAACGTAAATATAATCGCTCCAACCAAACGATCTAATATCAATGTCGGATCCACACATAGCAACAGCATTTTCGATAAATGTGGAATCGAAAGGTCCCTCAACGATGTAAATGGGTTTGTTAGAATCCACTTTTTCAAGTCCGTAAATTTTCGGAGCATCATCATCAAGCATCACGGTGATATATTTATTGGGAGAAGAACCAAGTGCTCTTCCCTGAAATCCAATCAGATTTTGATCTACACCATATAAAGGTATGATAATTCGTTCTTCGTCCCTAGTGATAGTGTCGAACGTTTGTTTCTGTTGATTTACCCACTCTTTGAATTTGTGAGTAAAGTAAAACTTTTCTGGGTCAAGTTTTCTTTTATATAAATATTCTCTCGCAACTGGAATTTCAGACGCTTTGGGTAGGTCTAATTTTTTCCTAAAGACTGGTTTTGTAAATTCAAGTTTTGGTTCTTCAACTACAAAATTCTTTCCAGTAAATCCTTCTTTGAACTTTTCAAGTGTATATTGTTTGTGAAGTACAGGATCAATTTCTTTTAGAAAATTATTAAATGATAGACTTGCCCCACAATTATGGCACTTAAAATTGACGTTTGCCTTAACAGCATAAAAATATCCTCGTGCCTTACTTTTATTTCTTTGAGAGTCACCACAAATTGGGCAGCGGAAATTGTAAAGATCTGCTTTGACTCTCTTAAATTTTTGTAGGCGTGACGAAACTAACCCAACGTACTTGGAGTCAATCAAATCCATTATAAAGAGTTATTTTGTAGTTTCTATCCTAGCAGGTTCTGGTGTTGGAGTCAAGAAATCCACTACGATGTGTGATTGGGAAATTGCAAATGTTACAACAGCAAAAACTCCAACTATAATCCAACGAAATTTTGTAACATCATCAATTTTAGTTTCTAATTCATCAATTCTTTTTTCTACTTCTGCGTGTTGATCTTTATTTTCTATTCTAAGTTCTTCAATCATTCTAGTGATATAATCATCCGCTCTTCCACACTGCTCAATTCTTTCTTCATGAACAGCAAGCATCTTACTAATATTTTGATTTGCTTTACCAACTAATTGAATAGCTTCGTCTATTCTTTTAAGCATAAGTTCATATGCAGAAAGACGTTCTTCTAAGACAGCAATTTTAGTATCCGCAGTAGTATTTTGATTGAACATTTTAATTAGCTATCCGAAAAACCTTATATTTAAATCAGAAAAACTAATTCTTTAAGTCAAATTTATAATTATTTATTATTTTGGTTTCCAACGAGTTCTTGCTCCAGGATATCTTCCTTTACCTATAATTGTTGGTGGTTTTCTTTTGGTAAATGACATTACAGGATTGTATTTAGCAATATTTCCAGTTGAAATATTATTAGTTGGCGGACCACTAACTATACCATCTTCTTTAAGAAATCTAACTATTTCAATCAGTCTATCTACTTTATCCATTAGATTGCTTGCAACTGTGAAAGACACTCAGTATCTTCTGGAATCTCATGAATTTGAGTTCTTGGATACTCAGGAAAACGATTTAAAAATATCAGAAAACTTTTGATCGCAGGCCATAACTCACTATCCAAATTATAAAATAATAAGGGAACTGCTGCATCGTGAAAGACATTAAAAAGAACAATTAAATGATTTAAGATCAAGTGAGTTTTAAGATCACCAGTGTTTTTATACTTTTTAAGTAATCTTTTAATATAACGAATACGTTTCAAATCAGTTTCAAAATCCTCCATTGTAAGTGCCTGGGGATTATCATAAAATTTTATAGCAAATAATAAATAATTGCCCTCATTCAATTCATTAAATACCATAATCTATTATGCATAATCAAGAATTACACCATTAGAGAATACTGAAGTAACATTTACATCCGCACCATCATAAACTCTAACTCTGTAGTAGTATCCATCTGGTCTGTTTGCAGCAATTGTTGTGGTTCCGACTCCCAACGTTGCTCCAGTTGTTCCCGTATATACAATATCATTGAGAGGATTGCTAATAGCAGTATATGCAACTCCAGCATCGGAAGAGTATTGCCATTCGTAGGCAATTGTTGCTCCACTAGGAACTGATTCAGCGGCAACAGTGAATGATTGAACTGCGGTCGTAGCAACACCAACAAGTGCTACAGGTTGAGATGTTATATTAATATAACGATCTGCGAATCTAGTATCATCAGAAGCGTCATAAGTGCTTACAGTATTAATTCCACCAGCAACGAGTACTTCTGACTTAACTCTTAAATTGCCGTGGGTATCAATATAAGTCATAATTCCTACCCATCCACTATGAGCAACTGCATAAGCTGCTGCTTTGCCCCCAACTGTAGTCACAGCAGCGGCACCAACTTCGTTTGCATCTATACCAAAAACTCCAGTGAAGACTGGACTTGTTGAATATCCAACCGTTTTTGATTCGGGTGCTCTATAAACCGAGTCAAAAAGAGTATAAATTGGTTCTTGAGAAATAAAATATGAAGTTCCAGAAGGAACTGTTGTAATTCCAGTAACAATTCCTGCAGTAGATGCAATTGAAATTGTAGTAGAAGTAAATCCAGTAATTACCGCATAACCATAAGTTGCACCAGCACCAATCGTAATTACATTGCCAGTTGAAATTCCTGCTGTAGTAAATGTTGTAACACCAACAGAACCTGTTACTTCTGTAGAAGGTCCTAGATTGACGGCAATAGTTCCGTCAGAATAGACTAAATCTTTATTGCCCCAGAGTGCCATTCTTTTTACCTGTATAGTCTTTTAATTATATTGATATTTATAAAAAAAGGAGACCTTAGTTTTTGGTCTCCTTTTATTTTAGTGAAAATTATGGAGTTGGATCAACTGCACCCTTTTTCTTGAGGTGTTGCTGAATTTGAAGAATTACAAAAGAAACAATTCCATTTGCTTTGATTTGTGGAATTGAACCAAGAAGTTCAGAAATAAGTAGAAGAAGTGTAGCTACGGTTGCTTCATTAGCAACAATCCAAGCCCAGATAAGTCCTGCAGACATAATAACCTCCGTGTGAAGAGTATCCTGTCTTATTTAGGATTTAATTTATCTTCCTCTTGCTAGGCTTCTTCTTAATTGTGCTTTTGCCCTTTCTGCTGCAGCATTTGCACGAGCGTCTTCTTCCTCTTGTTGTCTACGAGTAGGAGAACCTAATCCACGATATCTTGGCGAATCATCTCTGTCTGCTCCACCTAAAGCATTATCTGGACCACGGCGACCTTCCGTAACTTCACCTTCTGGTTCATATCCAGCAGTCATTATAATAGGATTCTTTATACCTAATGCTGATCTCAATTTATTTTTAATAACTTGCATTTCAGCATATTTTGCTCTTGAGTCATCCTCACATCCAGATTCTTGACCGTTATTTTCTTCTTTTTCTTCAGCAACTTTTTTTGCTACTGAAGTGGCAATGGCATAAGTCTTAGAAGTTTTGCCATACTTAGGCTTTAAACTTTTTACAATTTGTTCTTTTTTTGCCTTCTCTGCCTTGGTTAATTTTTTTTCTTGAATTAAATCAAGAAACTTCGAATATCCATCAGTCTCAGCAATTACTTCACCTTCTGCGTCATAATGAGCGAATTGCATAGAAGGTCTCATACTATTATTTTGACTACCGGGAAGTTCGGGATTAATTTTAACGATATTTTTCCCCTTCATTACATCAATTTCTTGTTTATTTGCATCTGGATTGACTTTTTCATCACTTACTTCACCAAGAAACTCTTCTTTTTGAGTTTCTCTATTTGATATTGCAGCGCCACGTACTTTTCTACGATTTAAAAGATACTTATCAGTTCTATCCTTGTCGCCATCATTATCAATATCACCATCCTCTTGACCTACTGGATCTAAATTGTCACCACGTTTTGCTGCAGCAGTTCTCTCCCCCCTCTTTTTCTCACCTTCATAAGGTTCTCCATATCCGGTCATTTCAACTGATTCAATATTTGGATTTGCTCTTAGTGAATTAATTTTTTCACGAGTCGCATACCTTACATAGGAACTACCACTTTTATCAGTCACTCTTACCTTATACTTTCTTTCAGCACCGGTTTCCATTTTCTCCATATAAGTGAGGACAATTGGTTCCTCATTTTTGGCACCTTCAACAAATACTCTATAAAGAGCATTTGCAACATTTGAAGAAGCAGCATCAACCATATTAAAATCTTCCGCCTGCATACCACCCTTGCCAAATAACTTTGCTCTTACAAGAGATTTTTCTTTTCCACTCATAGTACTGTGGTTCATATAATCTTGAAATGCTTTTTGAAGAGGTACTTCTTCTCTTCTTGCACGATAACGAATATCATATACCGCCTGTCTAATTCTCGCTTCAGGAGTTTTAGACTCTTTACCACCACCCCGCTTATCAGACTTTCCACCATCCTCAGTGGGTGCAGCCGCTGCAGGGGAATGCTTTCTCTCTGGGAGACTCTCAGCAATATGCTTTTTCATAAGAAAATCCTAATTTTTCTTTTTCCTTTTTCTATATTTATTTATGAATTCAATTCCGTATGCTCTTCCACCATACTGAAGATTTTCTTTTCCAGTTCCAATAGCACCTGGAGTCATACTTGCAAAATGCTTAAATGCCCCAAGAGTTCCTACAAGAGTATTTGGATGAATACTATCTCTCATAGGACTATCCATTCTTACTTCAGTGTATTCCTGCAAGTCTTTAATCCAAGACTTAAACATTTGCCCTGCTTCGGTTACGCAAATTAGATAGTTAGTTCCTCTACGAATAATTCGTCCAACAAGACCCGTGTTTAGATTTTCCACTAATTGACCAATTCTAAAGATAGATTCTGCCAGATAATTTTCACGAAGGTTTTGATAATCGAACTTGGGGGCAACTTCCCATACATCCCAACCTTCTTTTACATTCATTGAACCACGAAGAATGTTGAAAAGTTCTTTTGCTTCTGCTGGCTTGACTTCTGGGGGAAGACCTGAACGGAAAGTTTTAAAATCTCCTTCGGCAGCAGCAAGTCTCATTCTGGAAGCAGACATTCCTTCTACACCTTTTGCATCAGGGTCTCTGTCTCCTGATGAAACAACTTCGATATTATCAAACTGATAGAGTTGATTATTATATTGATTAGAAAGTTTTTCAAACTCTTTAACTCTATCGGCACCACCTATGATTCTTACGCCAGCATATCCATTATTATGTGCCATTTTTAAAACATCAAAAATGGTTCTAGTATTTGGATCATTTACAATATTACCTGCATGATTAGGATAAAACTTTTGCATATAAGCAATCTTCGTATCAGGGTCAAGAGGATTCTTTTTCTTATCTTGACTTCTTGAAGGGAAAATTAAATACTGACCGTCTTTATCCTGAGATGCTGATTGTGCCGCAACATCCATTAATTGCTGATGTCCAATTGTAGGAGGATTGAAGCGACCGAAAGCAACCGTGAGAGTTCCTTTTGTTTTGGGAACTGGAAGATACTGAGCTAGTGGTGTTTCCTGTGCTGCTGCCTGCTGCTCTGGTGCTGGAGCTTGTTGTTCTACTGGTGCAGGATCTTGTTGTTGAGTTGCTGGGTCTTGATATCCAGGTGAAGCAATTGTTTTTTCTTTTTCCGTTTGTCTAGGATCTTGCTGCCCAACTTTTTGACGCTTGTTATAAAACTTAAGTTTTCCACCTTCAGTTTTTGCTACAAACTCTCCCTGCCTATCATACCAGTCACCATGCCCATTTCCAACAAGTCCAAGTCTGGCGGCTTCTTGGGAGGCGGATGCTTCTGTTAAAAATTGGAAAAAACTTTTCATTACTTATTTTTAAAGGACTTCAAGTTATTAAAAGACTCTTATTCTTCATATATTTATTTAAAGTGCAAATCCCAATTTATCTTTTTTGGAATCATATCCATGCTTACTTCGTAATATCAAATTATTTAAAGTTTGACCTTCAACCCCATTTGCCCGCCTAATAGCAAATAAAGGAACTCCGGAGTTGAGAGATAAATTGACAAAAAATATCTCATTAGATAATGCTTTTTTTACAATATCAGTAAATTTAAATGAATGATTAGACTGCTTTGAGTAATTAACTATTAATTTTTCACATGCATATGAAATTTCATTCAGAGTTACTCTGACATTAGAGTAATCGCCACTTCTAATAAGACTAGACACTCGACTTACTCTAGATCTAAGTCTTTGATCTTCTTGTATAACATTCAGAAATAATTCTGGATTTGGGATTCTAGATGCACCATTAGCAAGCGTAGAAATTGAATTTGCCGCTTCTTGGCTCACTAATCCCAAAAATTCAGCACATTTTATTGGGCCCATAACCATACTATAATCATTAATCAGTTGCATAATTCTATATTCTGGGGAAGTTCTTATTTGATTTAGAAGTGTAGAATTTTGTTCAATCAGAGGAATTAAATCTCCAACTTTTAAAGTGTTGGAAGATACTCCTTCAGATTTTGCAGAAACTTTAGTTTGTCTAACCATAGGGGGAGTTCCAGATATAATAATATAGTCAAGTAAAGGTTCATTTGATCGAGATGGGATATAAATTTTTGAATTAAAATTTATACCTAGATTATACGTCGTAAGTCCTCTTTTTATACAATAAATTGGACCTATACACTCACCAAAGTCATTTCTTATTTGATCTAATGGAAAATCTGTCGTATCAAATTCCAAAACAGATTCTCCAGTATCTGCAAAATCTACTAAGGCAAGTAAGTATTCTTCCAATTCTCCAACTATATCAGTTCTAGAAATAATAGAATTTTTGAGAGTAGTAATATAATTTGGTAAAGTAAATTCTTGATTTTGTAGTCCAAAAGATTGTGGTTTAAAAATGCCTTCATACGCAGGTCGTCCAGGTTTTCTCAATCCATCAATTTGCACATAATAAACTTCTTCTTGAGGATTATAGGAATTCCCAAATTGAAATGCAATTCTATTTTGGTTCTGTTCCATTTGCCCAGAGAGGGAATCAATATAAATCACTTCCTCAGTCAAAGATGGATTTAAGTATCCAATACCTTGTTTACGACTTGTTGGATCATCAAAATACGCACTTCTTTTTCTAACAGTTGTTACAATATTTCCTCTACCCATCCAATGTTTTTTCCAATTATCAGATCCTTTAGTAGGTCTAGACATTTTTTTAAAAATATTTAGTGCCCAAGAGAGGACTCGAACCTCCACATCTTACGATATATGCTCCTAAGGCATACGTGGCTACCATTACACCACTTGGGCAATGGAGATAATCGGACTCGAACCGATGACTTCATCCTTGCAAAGGATGCGCTACTACCAACTGAGCTATATCCCCAATAAAACCATTATATCACCGAATAGGCATAAGGTCAAATAGTTCTGGATGAAGATTTCCATACCTTCTCATTATTTCCCCTGCTTTTGCGTTTGCTTGATTTTCTGCAGAACTTCCAGCACGAGAACTTGAACTATTCGGACCCTTTTCCACCACCTGCTTATAATGAACGTATTCGTGAGCAACGGTTCTCAAAATATCCATCGGATGTCGATTAATAACACTAACCTGAATTACATTTTTGTCGGTCATTAATCCAAATGCTCTCATTTTTTTAGAAAATTCAGCATCATCCATAAGTATGATTGGAATATCGTAAGTTAATCCTAATTGACTTTTTACATAAACAGTGAATCGTTTTAGAATCGCGCTAAATTCAATTTTTGTTGTGGGTCTTCCTAATCTCCTTCCAATCAAAGACATTTTTTTAAAATATTTATTCTGGATTAATTACTGCACCAATCTTTTCATCAAGTTGTTGAATGACTTCACGAATATCAGAAATACGGGGAGGAACACTTACTTCATCATAAGTATAACCTTTTTGGTTCTCAAAAAGAATTTGACGAACTGCAGCGGCAGTACGAACATCCATTTTAATAGATACGGATTTAGTCATCAGATATCCCCCTCTTCACGATTTTCACTATAATATACATCAAAGAAACCGTCTGGATAACGCTTCATCAGTTTATCAATATTAGTCTGAATCACTTCATCAAAAGAAACATCTAAAGCAATACACGCCTGTGCCACATACCACAGAGTATCTCCAAGTTCTTTAATCAGATGAGTACGAGTCTCATCATTCCAAGATTTACCCTGAAATACCATCTTCTTCACAATCTCCATAAACTCACCACCTTCGGCATTAATACCAACAGCAGCAGTCAGAAGACGTTCAATATTTGCACCCTTCTCATCCAACTGAACCATACGGTCAGACAGAGCAAGAAAATCTTTGGATGCATCAGAAGTTACGGCATCTACAAAGTTTTGATATTTGTTAAAATCAACTCGTTGTGTCATGAAAATTTAAATCCCTCAAATGATTTTTTTGGTTTAGTATCTTCGTAATTATACTCCTCTTCTTGTCCAGAGTCAAGTATATCTTTTTGTGCGGTTTGTTCACAATCATATAATCGCATTTTAGCGCGGTCAATACCAAGAACAAAACGTTTATAAACCGTTGGGTCATTGTAACGATTCTTCAATTGTTTGACCATAATTTGATTTAATCCTTCAAGTTCTTCTGTACTAATAAGAGCAAACATAAGATCAGCAGTCGCAGGGAGACCAAAGGATTCGGAAGTATCAGTCAATTCAACGTCAGATGATCCAAAACCGCTTCTTGTTGTTTGTGTCGCACTCACAATCGGTACGTTAAACTCCACGGCGAGTCCACGAAGTTCCTCAGCAATTGCCTTGATATATGAATAAGAATTAATGTTGCTGTTTCCTTTATATCTAGAAGAAGCACAAATATTCAGATAATCAATAAAGATGATATCAGGTCTAAATGACTTCTTAAGAGCAAGTTCATTCAATAATCCCTTGAAATGACCTGAATGTGCGGAAGCAGTAGGATACTCTTTGATAATCAGAGTTCCTTGAGTTTTCTTCGCAATATTATTTACTTTATTCTCAAACATCTGGCGAGGTAAATCTACCAGTTGCTGAATAGGAACATTCAGGAGATTTGCGTCAATTCTTTCAGCAATTCGCTCTTCCGCCATTTCGAGCGTAATGTACAGAACGTTCCGTCCTTGGAGCAAGACGGAGCTAGCCAAATGGCACATGAATAGAGACTTCCCGACGCCCGTACCAGCAAGAGCGATATTAAGAGTTTTGTTAGGGATCCCACCTTTCGTGATTTTGTTAAAATATTCAAGATCAAATTCAATTTTGTCCTCCTTTCTATGATAGTATTCATACCTCTCTTCATAGTTATTTAAGTAATCGTGACCTACATTATTATCAAAAGAAACTGCTAAAGCATCGGACAAAATATGAGGAATCGCATCCCTACCTTTCTTATCGTCTTTTCCATCAGCAATATGAATTGATTCCATCAGAGCAAGATAAATCGCACGATCACGACACCACTTTTCAGTAGTGTCTAGCAACCAATTGTTATCTACAGGAGCATCATTTAGAGATTGCTGAATATCACGGATTTCTTTAATTTCAGTTTCGTTTAAGTCTTTTCTATTTTCAATTTCAATAGCAAGTGCTTCGTGCGTAATTGAAGAACCATATTGAACAATAAATTGAACTATCTCCTCAAAAATAACTTTTTCAGTTCTTTGGTCGAAATATTCTGGTTGAATAAAAGGAATAACTTTTCTTGCGTAATCTTCATTGAATATTAAATTTCTAAGAACTGTATGCTCAAGTCGTTCCATAGGAGAATTGCTGTTTCGCGGCAGCATCAAGTTGCTGCATTACTTCTTCGGTAAAATATTGCTCTGGATTTTTTAGAATCTCTTTTGCATAGAGTTTCTTACCATTCATTTCATAACGACCAGCAACATTCTTCCACATTCCTGCTTCTTCACCAAGTTCAAGAAGACCATAATACTTATCAAGCCCTCTTTCATCATAATAAAGACGAACCTGAACTTCTTGATTTTCTTTACTTAAACGCGATTTTTGAGTTTTGCATCTAATAATATTTCCAACAACTTCAGCACCGTCCTTTTCTTTTGATTTGGAAAGATAAATGATAGTTGATGATGCATATTGCAATCCAGATCCTCCCGACATTTGCTTTCCACCATATAAACTCATCGATTCATATGTATGATTTGTCACCAGCATAGGAATCTTTGCTTGACCCAACTTAAGAGTTAGCATACGAAAAGCGCCTTTAATCAATTGCGCTTTAGTCATATCACGGGTATCTTTTTCAGCAAGAGCATCGTTTATCTCTTTATTTGTCGAAAGCATTCCCAAAGAGTCGAGTACAAAAATACAAGGTTTCCTATCTTCTTCTTTAGTTTTGAGATAAATATCAACTGCTTTAAGTGTTTTTGTACGAAACTCCTCTACAGTTACTACATTGACAACCACCAAGCGAGTTGTGTCAATTCCTCTACTTTCCAGAAGGGATTTGGTGATTGCAGCTTCAGTATCAAAATACAAACAATATCCAGTAGGATTATTATCAAGGAAATTTTTAACGACGGCGAGAGAGAAGAAAGTCTTACCTGTTGAACTCTCACCTGCGATTGCAGTAATCTTATTCCCAGATACGCCACCAAATATACTACCGGATACAAGAGCATTAAAAATGTACGAACCCGTATCCACAAAAGTTTCAGTCTCATCAATCTCTGAGGCAAGTTGGGTGTATTCTCCACCAATTTCTTTTACAATATCTTTAAGAAAGTCCATAGTATTTAAGTAGTGTAATTAGTATAGGATTAAAAGAAGAAAGATTCAAGGTTAATAGTTTTTTCTACACTCCACCCAATTGTATCAAGAATTGTTCTAAGCGGTTCTATAAAACTCTTCTCAAATTGTAAGTCATAGTCTATGTATTTGTCAAGTCCAAGTTCTTTTGGAAATTCCTGAATAAATGATATTACATTTTCTTGAATGATATTAGGTTTTTTGAGAAAAATATATTTAACTTTTTCTCCGTTTTGAATTAATGAATATTTGTTTGTAAGATTTTTCTGTTTGACATAATGATTAAAAAGAAGTGCTCCACGAATATGAATGGGAGTTTTTTTAGCGTAAATGTCCGCAGAAGAATAATATTTACGAACATCAGAAGCAGTCCTAGGAAAAGCAACCTGTTCTGGTGGAAGGCTCTTGAACTCTTCACGGCAATTATCAATAAAGTTAATCATATCATCCTCAGACCCACTCATTAAAATCTTGAAGGAATCTTTCAGCATCTTGCGACAAGGTGCTGGTGTAGAAGATTTGATTGCCTCAATACCTTTAATTTTCAGTTTGGGTTCTTCATAACGGACACCTTCACTATCCCAGACGTTAAGAATGTATCGCTTCTTCGCAGTCCAAATACCACGCTCAGCGATACACTCTCGCTTCATAAACATCTTTTGGTCGTAGGCATTCACATAGTCAGCCAATTCTTGGTAAGAACTTTCAATATACTTTTCAAATTCCACTTGACAGACCTTATCAAGGAACGAAACAATGCTTTGAGTAGCTTTCTTTCTTCCCTTGAATACACTTTCAACCAGAGGACCCATATTGACATACAAAGAGTCAGTGTCAGAGGCAATAACATAATCCACGTCTCCTGTTTTAAGAATTTTATTCAAATAAGAATTCATCTTATTCATAATCCACTGAATGGAGACCTGCCCCGACAGTGTGATTGCCTCAGCATTTGCGAGTTTGAAATATCTAAAATACTGATTGCCGATAGCACCATAAGCAGAGTTAAGTTGAATCTTACGTGCCATCTGAATATTATTACAGCGGGCAATTTCTTTGAGAAGTTGTTTATTCTTAGTCTTCTCATACTCTTGCTCTGCCGCAAGCATCTTCTTCTTAAATATTACACGTTCATTATAGATCTTTTCCATCAGTTCTGGAAGAAATCCACGAACGTCTTTACGGTACATAGCACCATTCGCACATACCGCATAATCCTTATACATCTCAAAAGTCAATTCTTTATTCAAGACCCTATCAATTGTCACGGAAGGGTGCCTCTCATCCAAAAGGGTTTCTGGTGAGATATTATACTGCATAATCAAGTGAGGATATAGTGAGTTCAAGTCAAAACTCACAACCCAATCATACTTTCCAGGAATAGGTTCTTTTACATAAGCGCCAGCATACTGAGATTCTTTGTCTGATCTTTCCTTTGGTGGAATGACAATATTTCTCTTTTTAAGATAATTGTAGATAATTGTATCCCACATACGAACTTGTGAAAATACATCAGCATAGTTCGCCTTAGCGTCATATGCCATCGTAATTGCAAGTTCAATCAGTTTCATCTTGTCTTCCATACGGTCAACAAGTTCTACATCAACGATGTTGTATTCTACGAACTTCTGCCAACCTTTAGTATAGAAATCCTTAAAGGTATCAAACTCAGAGTGGTCTAGTTTTTTCTGCCCAAGTTCTACTTCGGCAATATAATCAAGACGATAAGATTCCTGTGCTTTATAAGTGAATTTCTTATAAAGATTCAAATAATCAAGTTGAGTAATACCACCAACATCATACGAAATATGCCTTCGTCCAGAAATATAAATTTCATTTTCAGTTACAAGACCCCAAGGAGAAAATCTTTTCATCAATTTTTCACCAAGAACTCTATCGAGGCGTCGAACCAAATATGGAATGTCATATAGTTCAATATTCCATCCAGTCACAACTTCCGGAATATTTGTTTCAACCATCCACCAGTTAATAAAGTCATTTAGTAAATCATATTCCGTTGAAAATGACCTGTAAATTACATTCTTCTGCTTATTTTGAAACGGTCCAAGACCCCAAGTGCGGATTTGCTTTGAAGAATAATCTTGAATTGTAATCAAGAGGATTTCTTCGGCAGCAGATTCTACATCAGGGAATCCATTCTCTGATGCGACCTCAATGTCAAGAGTGCTTACTTTAATTTTACTAATGTCAAACTTAACTTCATCCTCTGGGTACATTTCAGAAATATACTGATAAATGTACTGAGTATTTCCACAAATTTTAAAGTTCTCTACATTTTCATACTTTTTGATAAACTCACGACAATCACGGACACACCCAGGTTGGATTGCCTCAACATATTCCCCCATTAAAGTTTTATATTTTGTTTTTTTATTGGAAGGGACAAAAAGAGTCGGGTTAAACTTCTCACGGGTCATAAAATGCTCACCATTTTCACAACCACGTACCAAGAAGTGATCCCCGACCATTTGGACGTTAGTATAAAATCGCATTAGGCAGTTAGTTCAAGATACTTTTCAACAATTTCAGGTTTAGGGTCAACGATAGTAAGAATACTATCAGAATGAATCAT